GGCTAGAAACTTTACCTGAGCAAGTAGACGAAGCACTTAATAGGAAAGATTATGAATAAGAGTATGTTAAATCCTCCAGAGCGTGAACAGTATTTTACAGGTGCTGCTGTTAAAAAACTAGCCAAGCCTTTACTTAGCTTGTTTGAAGACTCTAGTGAAAAAACTATTAAGTCTAAAATGAATTCTGTACATGATGCCGTAGAAAAAGCAGTATCAGAACGTGATACTACTAAAATGAAAAAAGCAGATATTTTTAGAATGGTTGCTAAAGATCAAGATGTAACTGTACAAGATGTAAAAAACATTGAAAAAGTTTTTGCTTATGAAGCAGGCGGTGGTGGTAAAGAAAATTTATTAGGAGAATTTGTTCAAACTAGTAGAGCTATGTTTAAAGATCCCACCGAACTTCAAAAAATAGCAGAAGATTTTGGAGGAGGCTCAGTTAATAGAGAGGCTAGAAAAAAAGCAGGCAAAGCAATTTTAGGAACTGCTGCTGTTGCAGTTCCCGTCACAGTGGGACTTAGTTATTTAGCTTTCTCACCTGCACAAGAAGCTCAAATAAAAGAAAACAAAACTTCTACAGTTACTGATATTACTTCAGGAACAATGGATTCTGCTTTTTCAAAGGCTTCTAAGAACCCAACTAAATATGTATTTATGAAAGCAGGACAGCCTCATTTTAAATACAAAGGTAAAGATGTTCCTTTTGCATTAGCAACTGAAGAAGACGATGTTGTTCTAGACATGACACCCCGCAGTAAAAAAGCTGAAGGTGGTTATGACGCTGTAAAAGGCTATAAAGATATGTACAACATGTTTGAACGTAATCTTGCAGCAGCAGAAAGTGCAGAGCAGCGAAAAGTTATTGAAGAAAACTTTTTAAAAGATACTCTTAATGTGAGTGACACTACTAAGATAGCTGCTTTAAAAGAAATGGAAAAGGAGCGAATGGCTCGTGAAGGCATGGATAAAGGCGGTTTACCAGACCTTACAGGCGATGGAGAGATTACTCAGGCAGATGTCTTAAAAGGACGTGGAGTATTTAACGAAGGCGGCTCTATGATGATGCCCCCTGAAGGTATGCCAGTAGATACCTATCCTAACATACCAGAAGATGAAATGGATGAAGCACTGGCTTCACAGCTTCCAGACGATGAAATGGAAGATGATTATATTAGTTACGTCATGGATGAATCCCTTGACGATGATGAACAAGATTACCTAGCAAATGTATTACAGAATGATCCAAGACTATCAGATATCTTGGACAAAGTAATTACAGTTGCTAGTGAGTTTTCGGGTGCTGGAGAAGTTGAAGGCCCCGGAACTGGTGTATCAGATTCTATCCCCGCTCGTTTGAGTGACGGAGAGTTTGTATTTACCAGAAAAGCAACCGACCAGATTGGTGCGGATCAGCTTCAAACAATTATGGATGATGCTGAACGTGCTTATGATGGCGGTTATCAAATGAAGGCTATTGGCGGTTATATGCAAGAAGACCCTGAAGAGCAAGATTTACCCCTCAGTAAAACCGATGAGGAAATCAAAAAGCTTATGATGGGTGCAAATAAGATGCCTAGTCTTCGGTAATTTTACGGCTACCTTGGTAAGACAAGCCCCATAAACTCGACGGAGTTAATATGGCTACCTTGCAAGACACAAGCCCCGTGAAGGAGATTGAGAATGTCAGAAGTACAAGAAGAAGTTAGTAATCCATACAATGCTCGTAAGCCTTGGCACGAAGCTGATAAGCCCAGTGGAGGCAGTGCAGATGGATTATTTTTTGAGCCGTCTCAGGCTACCCTTGAAGAAGAGGCCCCTGAAGAAGAAGCTCAACCCCGAAAGAGGACTAACTATAAGAAACGATACGATGATCTAAAGAAACATTATGATCAGAAACTTGGAGAGTTTAAACAAAAGGAACAAGAACTCCTTGCGATGGCTCAACAAGCACAGCCCCGTTATGAACCGCCTAAGTCTGAAGAAGAGTTAGAAAGTTTTAAAGAGGAATATCCTGATCTGTATAACACTGTTGAATCTGTAGCACATATGCAGAGTCAACGGCAGGTAGCGGAACTTGAAGCGCAACTACAGGCTATGCGGCAACGTGAGTCTGAAGTATTACGTAGAGAGGCTGAAACCACTTTGCAACAGCGACATCCAGACTTTGAGGACATCAGAGGGGACGAGCAGTTTCATGCGTGGGCTAAGGAGCAACCTGAGCAGATTCAAGATTGGGTTTATAATAACCCTGATAATGTTGCTTTAGCTTCAAAAGCTATTGATCTTTACAAATTGGAAACTGGTGTTACTCAAAAACAACAGCCCAGAAAGAAACCTCAAGGTTCGGCAGCAGATATGGTATCAACTAAAACAACTAACGTAGATGCTGGTCAACCTAAGATCTGGACTGAACGGGAAATCGCTGCTATGTCCCTAGATCAGTTTGATAAATATGAAGAAGATATTAAACAAGCAATGATGGAGGGTCGCGTAGTAGCATAATTAATTGTGTTATTAGGAGAATATTAACATGGCTTATAATGTAAGTGACCAATTCTTTGAACCGTCTACAGATACCAATGCTAACTTTGGTAACTCTGTAGCAGGACAAACCAACTCGTTCTTCCTGCCTAAAGTTTACTCTAAGCAGGTACTGAACTTTTTCCGTAAGGCTTCTGTGATTGAAGGTATTACGAACACTGACTATGCTGGTGAAATCGCAGCATTCGGTGATAGTGTACGAATCATCAAAGAGCCTGAAATTACTGTTTATCAGTATGAGCGTGGTCAAGATGTGACCGCTACTAAGTTGACTGACCAAGAAGTAACTCTGGTTGTTGACACGGCTAACGCATTTAAGTTTATCGTAGATGACATTGAAACTAACATGTCTCACGTTAACTTCCGTGACGTTGCTACGTCTTCAGCAGCTTACTCTTTGCGTGATGCTTTTGACCAAGGTGTACTGGCTTCTATGTTTGCTGGTGTGTCTGCTTCTAGCCCTGACCATATCCTTGGTACAGACGCTACTGCTGACCTTGCTGCTGGAACCTTTGACGGTACTGGTAACCTAGACCTTGGCTTTGCTTCAGGTGAGCACGATCCTCTGGATATCATGGCACGTATGGCACGTTTGCTAGACGAGCAGAACATCCCAGAAGAAGGACGATGGTTCGTAGCTTCACCACAGTTCTACGAAGTACTGTCTCAGTCTAGCTCTAAGCTGTTGAACGTAGACTTCAACGCTGGTCAAGGCTCCATCCGTAATGGTTTGGTAAGCTCTGGCAAGCTGCGTGGTTTTGATATGTACAAGTCAAACAACATTCCTTCGGTAACTAATGCCGCTGGTCAATGTCTGGCTGGTCACATGTCTTCTACGGCAACGGCTCAAACGATCACCAGCACTGAGGTCATCCGTGACCCAGACAGCTTCGGTGACATTGTTCGTGGTCTACACGTTTACGGTGCTAAGGTACTGCGACCAGAAGCTCTGGTTTCAGCCTTCTACGGTATCGACTAGACCTTTTAGGTGGGGGCTGCTTCGGTGGCCCCTTTCCTTTTTTACTGGAGATTATAATGCCCCAACTTGGATCTGATGCGAAGCCACTAATGATGAGACAGACTATTGCTGGTAAAGGCAGTAGAATCCGCAAAGGAACTAATTACGCACGTTACAAAGATAACTTTGATAAAATTTTTAATAAAGACTCTGAGCCTGAATATGATACAGAGTTTGAAGGCGCTAGAGCAATTAGTAAAACTTTTTCAATGGAGCAAGACTAATGATGTACGGTAAAGATAAAAAGAAAGGCATGATGTACGGCAGTATGGTACGTCAAGGTAAAATGGGCGGTGGACGCTCTATGTACGGTAGTGGCGGCTATGCTTCTATACAAGACATGGAAAGGATGTGCGGCAGTAAAACAGTAACGCAGAAAGTAAAATGAAAGTAGCTGCTCCTAAAGGCTACCACTGGATGAAGTCCGGCAAGTCTTACAAGCTTATGAAAGATCCTAAAGATGGTTACAAGCCTCATAAGGGTGCAAGTAAATCAGCAACCTTTGAGGTTCAAAAGGCGCATAAATAATGGCAACATATCTAGATTTAACAAATGAACTCCTACGGGAGATGAATGAGGTAGAGCTTACAAGTTCTAGCTTTGCTTCTGCTGTGGGTATTCAACAACATGTTAAAGACTCTATTAACAGAGCTTATCTAGATATTGTTAATGAAGAACCTCAGTGGCCTTTTCTTGCTGCTAACCTAAGTGGTGAAACAGATCCTATGTACGGTAATGTATACGTAGAGACTGTAGTAGGACAACGCTGGTATAATTTAAAGCCTACTAGTTCTTCTTTAACTACTGACTACGGCTACATTGATTGGGACAACTTTTACTTAACTACAGTAGGCGTAGCAGGTGAAGCAGCGCCATATACTGCACGTAACTTACGTTTTACTACAACAGAAGCTTGGAAAGACTATAGACGTATTCCAGAAAACTTAGACGATGCAGATACCCAACAGTACGGTGTGCCTGATCGTGTAATCAAAAGTCCTGATAACCGTAAGTTTGGTCTTAGCTCTATTCCAGATAAAGTATATCGTATTTGGTTTTACGCTTATGTATTACCCACAGAGCTTGCATCCTTTGGTGATGAAACAGTATTCCCAAATACTTACAAGCCTGTATTGCTTAATAGAGCTAGATATTATATCTATCAGTTTAAAGAAAGCCCACAGTTTTCTGCCTTTGCTCTTGAAGACTACAAGCGTGGCTTACGTTTAATGAAACTTAATTTGATGAATCCTAATCCCGGTGAGTTTAAAGATGACCGTATGAGGTTTGTATAATGTCTCAGCCGTTTGGTTTATCAACTAAAGGCGGTTTATTTACTAGCCTTAACCAGCTTGAGATGCTGGGTCAGCCGGGAGTTGCTTCTAAGCTTACAAACTTTGAAGTAGACACTGACGGTGGCTATCGCCGTATTAATGGCTTTACTATCTTTGGAGGCGGTTCAGCGGTACGTCCTAATGGTGCTAACAAAGTACTAGGGATTAGAGGTTATGCTGATGGTGTAATAGTTTGTTCAGGCACTGGAATCTTCTTTAGTCAAGACGGAACCTCATGGATTTCTATAGCTAAACAAAGTGTTCATAGCAGTGGGGATAACTACTCAACTTTTACAGGTCGTTCAGACTTAGCTCGCACTAATCAAAAACAAACTAACTTTTCATTCTTTGAAGGTTTGTCAGACTACGGTGAAATACTTATATGTGATGGCGTTAACAAGCCTTACTTTTTTAGGATGGAAGGTACTGGTGCTTTAAATTCACGTACTTTTTTTGCTGGTGAAGTAACTGTAAGCGGTACTGTTGCTCCGGCAGTAGGTACTATTCATGACAAGCATTTTGTAGTTGCTGGTGCAGGTGCTGCATCTAATACAATTTACTACAGTCATACAAATGATCCTGATAACTTTTCAGGAACTGGGGCAGGCTCTATTGTACTTGAAGACCAAGTAGTAGGTCTAGCTAGTTTCCGTAGTGATCTTATTATCTTTTGTAAAAACAGTATTTTTAAACTATTAAACATTAACGATTCTAGTGCTATTACAATACAACCAGTAACAAAGAACGTGGGTTGTATGGATGCACAGAGCATTCAGGAAATTGCAGGTGACTTGTTATTCTTGAGTCCTGACGGTCTTAGAACCGTTGCAGGTACGGTACGAATTGGTGACGTTGAATTAGGAACTGTGAGCAGACCTATTC